GAAGATCGGCAAATCATTTGGGCGGCTGCGCATAGTGCCGTTGGCCGGGAGCGTGGGCCAAAGTGGGCGTATCTTTCTAAGCTGCTGGGAAAGTCGCGTCACAGCGTGAAAGCGGAGTACCAAGCGGCACTGGTTAGGCTGACATGGGCAATAGATCCTAGAAGGCCACAAAGCCTGCAAATGAGGGCGGGTAAGTTTGGTTAGGCTAGGTATGCCCCAGAAAAAGCAAAAGCCCCACTGAGGGGGCTTCTGTGTGGCTGTGAGGGTGTATTGGCTATCGGTTCTTTCTGGCCCAATCCATGCCAAGCTTAAAGATTGCTTTTTGTTTGGTTTTGTCTTGGGCAAAGGCTTCGATGTCTGCGGTGTTTTGATGTTCAACCCAGACTTGCCATAATCCGTTCTGTTTCTCAGATTTGATCCGATCATATGGGAAGATGTAAGTAAGGTTTGGCTTGGCATCTCCAACCCTTGCAATGACTACAGTGTTGCCATCTTTGTCCTTAGCAAAGCGATCATTGAGGCCATAGGTTTTAGATGTCTTGCTCATTGGAATACACCGGCAAAGAACAGGCCTACGAATAGAATGCCGAACAATGACAGTGCGCCGATGATATCGCCCACGATGCCTAAGCTGTCTTCCATGTCGCGCAACATGGCGCGGAGTTTGTTAAATGAGTTCATTGTTTTGGCTCTCCTGCTCTTGCAACAACAATCGTGTTTCCATCTTCGTCTTTCGCAAAGCGCTCTGGATCATCTAAGCCGTAGGTTTCTCCTTCCATAGCCTTAACCATGTCTAACCCTTCACTGATCCAATTATGTAGGCTCATGTGATTTAGCTGATGCACGTTAACGATATGCTGCGCCCAATCAGCGCCCTCTGGACGATCCTCACCATCCAAATGCGGGTGCGTGTCATAGGTAAACAGAAAGTAATTACCTACATTTGTTAAAACTTTTTCTAGGCTTAGATGCTTGCATCTAATTGCTTTGAGAATTTGAGCGCGAGTGATGCGCTTTGGCTTTTTAACCTTTATGCTAAAAATGTCAGGGTCAAAATTGTAAACTGTATTGCTCATAGTTTTACCTCGTATGATTGGATGTGAAGGGTACACAGGTGCTGCTTGCGGCCATCACGCAACAAGCGGCGCAGGCCCTGTCTTCTGGCAAAGGAACCAGTGTTTGATTGAATAATGTACGCAGCAACCGCAAGGTTGCCGCGCAGGGTTTGGTAGGTGATTGACACGGTAAAGGGCTTCATGCTGTCACCTCTTCAAGCCACTCAATGCAGCGCTCCCACTGCATAGGGCGATCAGTCAAGCTGATGTCGAAACCGCCAGCATCAATTACACTTTCCAGATAAATGGCTTTGTCTGTCTCCAGACTGTATTGGGCTTTGACCGGCTGTGTCGCGAGAGCTTGTATGGCTGCTTTGGTAATTTTCATAAGTTTCCCCATGTTGAGTTGTTACATGACCATAGATAAGCATTTGTCACGATATGTCAAGTAGCAGAATAACAAACATATGTAGTAGACGAACAGACCGAAATGCGCTACAAATGGTATATAATCGCAAGTTGTTGTGCTTGGTTGTTCCTCCTGTCTAAGCCTGATGCGATTTCTGTTCTCAATAACTTGCCCTGCTATGCGGGGCATTTTTTTTACTAGGAATGCAAATGCCATCGAAAACAGTCAACGCAAAGATTATGGAAAAGATCGTTGATAGATTAGCGCAGGGCGAAACACTTGTGGATATCACAGCCGATAGCGACATGCCCACGTATCGCGCAGTCACAAGAGCAGTCGCAAGCGATGATGACATGTTTGAACTATACAGACGCGGCAGGATCTTGCAGGCAGAGTATTACAGCGACAAGATAAACAAGCTGGCTATGGAGCCATTACCAGAAGGCGGTGATGTGCGTCATCTCAATGCGGAGGTGAACAGACGCAGGCTAGAGATAGACACTCTTAAGTGGACAACAGCACGCAATCAGCCATTCGGTGTGCGTGACAAAAAGGAAGACACAGCGCAGCAATCACAGACGGTTACAATCAGTTGGGCCGGGGGAGATGTGGCTGTCAATGCGGTGGATGTGGTCGAGCATGATGAGGAAGTGAGGCATTAGGTTAGGGGTTGGATATGTATATATGGTACATCTTGTGCGTCCGATCTACACGCGTGAGGCAGGCAGGCTAAGCTTGTTTCATTTTCAACCATAAGGCGAAAGCAATTGCCGGTAAGCGCAGGCATACTGCCAAGCCATTGTAATTGCACAACATTATTGTCGCATAATACGTATTATGTAAAGTTTTTGCAGATCGGGCACCCCCACCCCCCGCCAAACCGCCCGCCGCTGCTATACACGTATACTACCCCAACACAGTACACCCACACACGGAGCCTGTATGAACGCCGAAAGCACATCCCTGCTGTCACACATCAAAGAGTTGCGTAGGCTTACTGTGGACGCTCCTAGCGCCTCTGAGCAGTATCAGGCTGCTGTGCTGTTGATTGACTTGTATGAGAAGATGTTGGTGCGTGCTGGTTTGCTGACATTTAGCGGAAAGACGAAGCACTGATGCATATTGAGATACCGTATGAGCCGCGCACGTTGCAGCGTTCATTGCATGATGAGATGCAGTCTAAGCGTTGGGGTGTTGTTGTTTGTCATCGTAGGTTTGGCAAGACGGTTTGGGCTGTTAATCATATATTGCGTGATGCGTTAATGAGTGGGAAGGAATCGCCACGTTATGCGTATATGGCTCCGACTTATCGTCAGGCTAAGAATGTGGCGTGGGATTATATAAAGCAGTTTGCTGGCAAGATACCGGGCGTGAAGTTTCATGAGACTGAATTGCGATGTGATTTGCCTACTGGTGCTAGGATTAGCCTTCTCGGTGCGGAAAATCCCGATAGTTTAAGAGGCATCTATCTTGACGGCTGTGTGATGGATGAGGTCGCTGACATGCCTGAGAATGTATTTCCAGAGGTATTGCGGCCAGCTTTGTCTGATCGGAAGGGTTGGTGTGTATTTGTTGGCACGCCTAAAGGTCACAATGCTTTCTATGAGAAGTATGAGGAAGCTGTTGGGAATGATGATTGGTTGGCTGCGATATACCGTGCGTCTGAGACTGGTATATTGGATGATGAGGAATTGGAAGCTGCCAAGGTTATGATGAGTGTAGACCAGTATGCTCAGGAGTTTGAGTGTAGTTGGAATGCGAATGTTCCCGGTGCTATTTATGGCAAGGAGCTTGAAGAGATTACGGCGTCTGGTCGGGTTTGCAGTGTACCGTATGATCCGTCTGTTCGTGTAGAGACTTGGTGGGATCTTGGTGTTGGCGATAGTACGGCGATATGGTTTACGCAGACTGTTGGTCGCGCCGTTCACGTTATTGATTACTATGAGAATAGGAATGAGGGGTTGCCACACTATTGCCAAATTCTCTCAGCAAAAAAATATTTATATGGCGATCATAATGCTCCGCATGATATAGAGGTAAGGGAGTTAGGTTCTGGTAAGAGCCGTAGAGAGGTTGCTTGGGATTTGGGTTTGAATTTTAGAGTTGTTCCTAAATTGCCTGTTGAGGATGGCATACACGCTGCGCAGATGTTGATACCGCGTCTGTGGTTTGATCGTGATGCGTGTAAAGATGGATTGGAAGCGTTGCGGCAGTATCACCGGGCGTACAATGAGAGGACGCGCAGTTTCCGGGCGAACCCGGTGCATGACTGGTCTAGTCATGCGGCTGATGCGTTTAGATATTTGGCAGTTGGTTTACGTGAAAGTCGCGGCAGTATGCGGCCACCACAGATGCAGGCTGTCATGGACTATAACCCTTTTGCGGCATGAGGTGAGATATGGGTGATCCAGTAACGGCAATACTTGGCGCGGCAGCGGCTGGCAAGATATTAGATATTGATTTATTAGGTGGTGGTGGTAGTAGCACACCTGAGCCTGAGCCAGCGCCCGCACCGGCGCCTGCGCCTACACCGCCGCCAGCGCCTAAACCACCTAAGCCCCCAGCGCCAAAGCCAGCGCCAAAGCCAAAGCCAAAGCCAAAGCCCGCTGCAAAGCCTAGTCCGACTGAGGGCAGGGGTGCGCCTAAAAAGCCTGACACTGGTGCTGGCACAACGACTGCAAAGGCGGGTGTTGAAGAGGCTGCTATTATCAAGGCGCAGGCAGAAGGCCCAGCGGAGGAAAAGGTTGCGGAGACTGCCAAGAAGGGGCGGCGCTCTACGATTGCCACAACGCCTCAAGGCTTGTTGACTTCTGAGCCTGCTACGCGCCGCAGGCGTTCACTGATGGGTGGTTTAATCAAGTGATGATGCGTAAGAACATTGCTGGTGAGATGGGCGCACGCTCTTCTCAACCAGCTAAGCGCCGCGCTGATTTGACTGTAGATCCTTTGGAACGGCTTAATCAAAAGATGGCTGGTCGTACTCAGGGTGGATCTGTTGAGGGTTTAAGCCCTGAGCAGAAGAAAAAGAAGCGTTCTATTATGACTAGCTACGGGATGATGTGATGCAAGTATTGCCAATGATTGCGCAGTTAGATCGGCGTTATAAGACTTTGCAAAGCCAGCGTTCTAATTGGGAGAACCATTGGCAAGAGCTTGCGGATTATATGCTGCCACGTAAGGCAGATATTACGAAGAAGCGCACGCAAGGTGATAAGCGTACAGAGTTAATTTATGATGGCACTGCTATTCATGCTGTGGAACTGTTGGCGTCTTCATTGCATGGAATGCTGACTAGCCCTAGTTCGCCTTGGTTTTCTATGCGTTATCGCAATCCAGACTTGCAAAACAATGACTTGGCAAATGAGTGGTTGGAGTTATGCCTTGATCAAATGTATCAAGCGTTTAATCGCTCGAATTTTCAGCAAGAAATCCATGAGCTTTACTATGATCTTGTGGTTTTTGGTACTGCTGCTTTTTATATAGAGAGTAATGAAGATGGCTTGCGCTTTTCTTCTAGGCACATTGCAGAGATATGCATCTCTGAAAACTCTAAAGGTCAGGTAGATACTGTTTACCGCAAGTTTAAAATGTCTTCTCGCGCTATGGCTCAACGGTTTGGCGAAGAGAATTTGCCTGCGCAATGCCAGAAAGACTTGAAGAATGAGCCGTACAAGGAGCATGAGATTATTCATGCGGTGTATCCGCGCTCTGAGGCTAAGGGTAAGCTGGCAAAGGACAAGCCGGTAGCGTCTGTGTATTACCATGCAGATACGCGCAAGCTTTTGTCTGAGGGCGGCTTTGATGAGTTCCCGTTTATGGTTCCTCGTTTTAACAAAGACAGTGTAAGCAGCTATGGCCGCTGTCCTGCTATGAACGCGCTGCCTGATGTTAAGATGCTAAATAAAATGTCAGAGGTTACTATTCGTGCGGCTCAAAAGCAGATTGATCCACCCTTAATGGTTCCTGATGATGGGTTTATGTTGCCGGTACGCACAACGCCGGGATCGTTGAACTTTTACAGATCTGGTACGCGGGATAGGTTGGAGCCGTTAAACATTGGCGCGAACAATCCGCTTGGCTTGAATATGGAAGAACAGCGGCGCAATGCTATTCGGCAGGCGTTTTATGTTGATCAGTTGCTTATGGCTCAAGGGCCAGCGATGACAGCGACTGAAGTGTTGCAACGAAACGAAGAGAAAATGCGGTTACTTGGGCCTGTTCTGGGTAGGTTGCAGTCTGAGTTGTTACAGCCGTTAATCTCTCGCTCATTTTCGTTGCTGCTCAGGGAAGGGTTGCTCCCACCCGCCCCTGAGCAACTACAAGGCCAAGACATAGATATTGAGTATGTTAGCCCGCTTGCAAAGGCGCAGAAGCTGACAGACTTGCAGTCTATGTTGCGCGGTTTTGAGGTAATGATGCAAGTTGCTGAGATAGCGCCTGTCATGGATTACTTGGATAGCGATAAGCTGGTGCAGTATCTTGTGGATGTTACCGGCATACCGGCGCGTGTTATTCGCAGCGATGAGGAAGTCGCACGTATACGCAGGCAGCAACAGGAAGCTGCACAGGCACAAGCGCAAATGGAGCAGAGCGCTATGGCGGCTGAGCAAGCGCAACAGCTTGCACCTATGGTTAAGGCTGTTAGTCAATGAAGCAAATACAAGACTTAAAGTTAGCGTATCGTCGCACGTTTAATACAGAAGACGGTGAGCAAGTTCTAAGTGATCTCAAGAAACGATTTAGCTTTGAGGCAACCACATTTTCTGGCGATCCTTATCAATCTGCATTTAACGAAGGACAACGCGCAGCGCTGC